GCAATCCACTGCTGGTCATCACCGACGAAGACTTGTTCGAGAAGGGTGGCCTATTCTTCCCAAGCACTGAGGTGCCGCCCTTTATGTTCACCCGTCTGGAGTGGGGAAATCCCAGTCTCACAGTTCATCAGCATCCTGGGGGGCCCGCCGCCGGAGTCATCGACAATTTGTCTATCGGCGTCGTCAAAGCCAGCGCAGCCTCGCCGTCAGGTTGGAGGGGCCATCCATGGTCACGCTATTCTGAGGCCAAAAGTAGGGCTCGCATCGACGCCGATAGATCAGGCATAAAGCAAGAATTCCAGTTCGATCAACGAGTCCTGAGGCATGGCCCGAGATACGCCCATGGGCAGATCGAACTCCCTCACTTTGGGGACCGCGTCAGTCCAGTGATGCTCGATGGCGCCGGTTGGCGGCCGGAGGAATCCGTCTATGGGCTCCGGAACACAAGGTGCTGGGGTCGATCCCACCAGGCCATGTCGCCTGAGCTGCTCAATGTGTGCAACCTGGACATCAAGCGCCGATGGGGAAGCGCACATGACACTCTCCTGGATCAGCTCCTGAAATTGCAGACCTGGGCCGCTGGCCTACCGAACCAAACCTTGGTGGCATCCCTCGGAATCCGTTCAACCTCAGACATGGCAGCGGTGATCCACCATTGGGGTCATCTTTACGATAGGTTCATCGTCTTTACGGAAGCTGAGATCCCAGAAGAACATTGGCATGAGAGAATCTATTACGTTCGGGTTCCCTTGGTGTTAGGTCACGGATATGCCATACAGCTCATGCGGTGCGTTTGGTTGCATCTTGACGTGGCCGGCAATGAAGTCTTAGGCTGCATCATCAATGACCCGGTACCGGATCCGTGCGTCCCTCACGTCAACCGAATGGACCTATACGAGGTCCTCGAATATTACGACGTGGCAAGCCTGGCCGCAGTCTTCCACGGGACAAACCCGGCACCCGGGTTGGCTGGGTATTTCGGGTCCAGACGGGTTGACCTCGCCAAGTTCGTTGCGCTGGCCTTGGACGTAGGCTGGGTGTACAGCTTCGATGAATGGTGGCACCTATACCTCAAGATCCCAAATTTCATGACTAGCCGTTTCACCCTCGGGACGGTCCCGACCTACCCGCACATCGCTGAAGAAATCCCGTTCGAAATCTGTTCACTCGAGCATGGGCGCCGAGTGGTCGGAACTTACCGATACCCGTTCAGTTCTCATGAGCGTCCAAAACATGCCAGAAACGCAAAAGTGATCCGAACCATGTTTGACCATTTGCCCAACGAGGCGGAATTGGAGGAATATGAGGGCCCACTACGATCAGCTTGCAATCGATTTACCCTACAGAATGATTTATTGACTATCTTCACCTGGGGCACCAGGGGGGACCGGCTCCCCGTTGCGTTCATGGCCAAAGAACTCAGGCGGATGGGCTGCAATGTACTGGTCGTGCATATCACAGCGCCCGCTCAGGGCCTTGAGGACTTGAGACTGTGTGAAGACAGGAAGGCATGGCGCCTCTTACCCCGCCTTGCGCAGGCACGCGCGGTCATGGCCAAAACATCTGGTCGCATCATGCACCCTTACTACTTTTGGAGGCTACCCGGCGCGTTGACGTACTCGCTCGCCCCACCAAGCAGTGACTCGACAGCTCCTTGTGGGGGGCTTCCAAGGTGGGTTGACTGGGCAGTCCCGTACATGCTTCGGCTTTTCGAGATTGACGTACACATCGCCTTCGCCAATGGAATATCCTACTTTGAGAGGAGTCATGATGGGAAAACACCACTCACCCTCCAGGACAACAACGGGAAGGGTCGTCAAGTGGTCGTCACGGGCAGTTCAAGCATACCCATCCCGCCTGAGTTCACAGGTTGGGACGTGTTACCAGGTGGCGATCATCTGATACAGCTGAGGGAAGTCACGCGAGTCGCATGTGCAGGTGGCGCGGGCCTGGTCGCCACCTGCCGAGCAGCTGGAGTCAATCAAGTAATCACATGGTCGAATGACATTGACCGCCAGTGGCTGAATCCTCGCAATGCGGGACATAGACCCACAACTCAACCCACTCGCGACACTTTTGTAGCTCTGGCCCTCCAGGTCCAACCAAATCTCACGGCAGTCAAACTGGCGCTGGGGACACCAGCACTCTGGCCACGGATTGTCTACTGGGGCCTAAAGTGGTCTGGCCTGGTTCTCAACGTCTGGAGGATCTGCTTCCTTGCGTGGTCGTTTCGCTATCGACTAAACCTCATGCCGACCATTGATGGGACGTTACTATGGACACTAGGCTTACAGTCCGCAAAACGCTCACCACTCCTCAATCTGGTTGGCCTGGTCGCTGGTTATGCCACCATCACGATCATGAAGGCCTTCCTCGGTGTGGGCACACTAGGTCTGATCATGCACCTGGCCAAGCGTGCATACACCGCCGGGACGAGCCCGTTCTTTATTGCATTCCTTACATTGGGGCTCAGCACCAGCACGAGCCTCGTCATATGCCTCGTGTTGGAACGGGTAGCGTACTCGAACTGGCTTCAGATAACCAACGCATTCCACACGGGCAGCCTGAGAAAGGGGCAGCAGGATGGTGTCTGGCTCGGCATGCAGCCAGTCATTCACGGTGGGGTCGTCGTCGGCCTTCACTCCATGTACTATGATGCGACCAACGGTCTGGTTGCGCAGGGCACCTTTGGGAAAGATGAGCAAGTCGGATCCGCGTTTTGTTACACCCAAACTTCGAGACCTACATCACCAAAAGGATTCTGGATCCAGACCGACCTTGAACCTGGTGATATCATCTGGCATGGCGTCCCAGTCGGTGCCTATGGCCCCCTGTGGAACTGCCAGGTCCAGACAATGGCTGTGGCATTGGGTGCCCGAGGCAGCGCCGGGCTAATCGCTGTGGTCGCCTTGTTTTTCGGCACGGGTTGGGCGATCATCGGCCTGGCCGTCACCTGGATAACCATTTTCTTTGCCCAGGCATCAGTTTCCACTGCTCTGTTTGCCGTGACACCTTTGAAATTATGGGGCATCGATTTCGGCGGCCCCTTAAGGAGGTTGCGAGAGCAAATGCCAGGGTGGATTCCTCTTTTCGCCGTGGCAGGCGATTATGACGAGGAGTCATTGTCAAATCTCAAGGAAGCACTCTCGATCCTCTGCGCACAGGCTATAGATGACGGCATCCCAGCCCGGGATGCATTCCACGCCGCGGGTGAAACCCTACTCCAGGCAACAGGCGCCTCGCAAGGCACAACATTTGCACGTGGCAGGCCTGAGATTGTCACTGCTCAGGCCATGTCGAGTGACGAACGCAAGGACCAATATCACCATATATTGCACATGGCCCGAAAGGCCAAGGTGCCCGAACCGCTCATAGAGGCGTTGGCGAGGACTTATAGTGCTATCGTCAATTCAACATGCGGAATCCTCCTATTCTTTGGCACTTGGATCGGGTTTACCCTCGACCTCTTGACGTCCATGCTGGGTCGGTTTGGCATGAGAGCAGTCGTTCTACTGATTGAAGAAACAATCGAGCAAGTGAACCCTGGCGGCACTCGAAGGAAGAATTGCTGGGCGCCTGGATACAGAGATCTTGCTGAACGAATGACCTTTGTAGACTGGCTATCACTATCGCTGAACACCGAGATGACCACCATCAACCCGAAAGATCCAATCGCCTGGACTGCAGAACGGCTGAATGCATTTCGGCCTGCGGGAGAAGAGCCTCTCGATCCAGAGCATATTTATCAGCGAGGCATTTTCTTACCACCAAAGCCTCGAGTCACACACTATGAGCTCGAGTACCCCTCCCTGCTCCAAAGTTTTGCTGCAACGATTGATCCGACCCTCGAAGCGAGAGCCCAATTGTACGAGAAGATGGGGGCCACCCCGGGCTTGGACGGATCATGGTTCGCCCAGCCTGGTGGCTCAGAGGACGAACTCCGGGCCCGATACTCGGCAGAGGGCAAGCCATACTCCGCGGAAGAAGAGGCCCTCCTCGAACAAGCAGTAGAGGCTATTTACACCAAGTATCCAGAGGCTTTTGACAAACCTGGCCTGGTAACACCTGAAACAGTCAGGAAACATGTCATGCAGAAACACAAGTACAGCTCCGGGCTCCCATTCATGCAGCGATACAAGACGCGCTCCGCAATGGAGAAGGCTGGGTGGATGGAGAGCATCGTCCAGGCCACGTATAAGCACCTCGAGGAAGGAACGTTTCCCCCACATTTGTATCATTGTTTCCTCAAGGGTCAGGTCGTCACCAAACCACGGATGGTCACCGCAGAGGCTTTGCTGAGCTCATTTGTTGCCCAAGTCTCTCAGTTAGAGCTGATGAAAAGACCACTCTGGGCCATGACAGACTTTGGGATGGGGATGCCCTTGAATGCTCGATATCTGGGACAGGCCTTCGAGAGGGTGAACGGTCGCAAGGTCAAATTTGGGGCCGATGCCCGCCAGTTCGACTCATTCAACCCCCCTTTGATCTACGAAGGCCTGGCGCGCCTCCAGGAGAAAGGCGCCCGCAAAGGTGGGAACCCCACAGGCCCCAAAATCCAACGGGCGCGTTACTACCAGATGCAGAACGCAACCCTTGTTGACTTGCTCACAGGCCACACTGTCGGAAAACGCCGGGGTGGTGGAACAGGGCAATCCGCCACGTCATGGGACAACCATTGGAGCTGGAAAATCATGGCGGTCATGATTTGGTCCTTCGCCACTGGCCGCGAGCCCTCCACATTTTGGGAAACGAACACCACCCACAACACGTCTGACGACAACATCTGGGGGACAGATGATAACCTTGACCCACAAGCCCTCACCGACGCTGCCATGCAGCTCTTTGGTATCGAATTCAAAGTGGAGACACGGGGCGGCATCACGGACTTGGTCTACCTCGGGC